TTATATCTCATCTAAAAACTTCTTGATGCGCTCTTTTATTTGCTTTTTATCCCTATTAATATGTATGGGCGTAGCGCCTTTTTGATATTTGGGATAAGCTTTTTCTTGCTTGTTATATTTAAATTTCTTGCACAATGGAAATATATAGCGATAGGTATCAACTTCGAAGGCTTCCAAATCACCCAAAAGATAGGCTATATTATTGCGTAAATACATTGATTTGCTATCCATGCGAGTGAGGTTCATGTGGTGATTGATTTCACCTGTGCGTTTATTCTTATAAAAGGCAGTTTTGTGGCTACCAAAGAATCTAAAGTTAGCTGCCTTGTATATGGTTCCACAGCCTAAACGACCATCTGCAAAGCTTTGAACCGCCACGCAATTGGGGCAATCCAACTTTAATAACTTGAGTGATCTACTTATAAGTATAGTCTCTGCATTCTTTCCAAGCTCATCACTTATCCACATTCTATTTAACTCTAGCATCATTGCTTTTGGATTTGGATGCGTAAAATGTTTAGCTTTTGGGTGCATCATATAGCCGTAAACAGCTACACCTAAGCATTCATTTTCACTTTCAGCCCCCTCTCTAAAAATGCCATAATTAAACAGACCATGATTTGCGCCCATTTTGTGGCTGTAATGATTTTCAATAATTAATTCTCTTGCCTTTTGCTTGGATATTAGCTTTATAACTAAATTACCCATTTTGCTACTTTGTACAACAATCCTTTTCATTTCATTCATACTTTATTTTTATTATATTTGCAATACCACGCAATTAGACATAAAAAAGCACGAAGTAACAGAAGACATTTTGTCCTCCGTAGCTTCGTGCTCGTGTTTAATTGTGTGGTAACTTTTAAAGCGGAGGGCATTTTTTTATACTTCCGCCCTCTGCAAAAGAAGTTTTAAACGATATTTAAGTTCTATTTAAAAGCCGTTTAAATGCTTTAAAAATACCAGTACTTGAACCTATGTAAACAATACCAAATAATATAACTGCCCAAAGCAAATACTTAAAGTTATTAGCCAGTTTGATATTGTCTTGCTTTTGCCTTATTGTTATTTTTTCAAGTGCTGAAATAGAAACTTGCTGGTGCTCCAGCCGTGTTTGCAGTTCGCTTATTCTGCCATATAGCTCGTTACTATGCTTATGATTTGAGCTATCTTTTTGGCTCTTTTTCTCTGTATAAGTTGCATTTTCAGCCACAATTTCACGAAATGGCTTGCCGTTCCGATATTCAGTGATGCGTGCTGGCTTAGTACTATCTTTCGAGCTTAGCGTGAAATCATAACCAAAATTTAAAAGGCTATTCTGAGAGTTATCCGTTTTTTCCAGATAACTGAAATCACTTTTATTTAACCTAAGGAATTGTTCGTTTTGTTGCACCTCGGTGAATACACGGCTCTCCATTTTTGCCGTTTGTGTTTTGCAATTTAAAAGCAAAATCAACAATAGAACAAATATTACATTTCTCATCCTTTCCATCTTGCCTTGATTCCTCTTATATCATAATGCACAAAAGTAAGGTAAATGCCTAGTCCTCCCTGTTTCATTTTTCCGTTGAAAATTAACCTTTCAATGGTTGAGGCTAGTTTTTCAGGCGTTACGCCCTCCACGCGAATATCCGCTGCCTTTCCTTGCAAATGCTGACTATTTACTTTGCCGCCTATCTTGCGGTTATGTGCTACACTTCGGTAACCAGAATTTACGATAATAGGCTTGCCTAAATAATTGCGTAGTTCTTGTAAATTACTCGCTAGCTCACGCAAGTTTTTGAGCGCAAACGCTGGTGTCGTGCTTCCGTCGTGGCACTCAAATTCTTTTAAATCAAAATCTTTACTTAGTTTCATAACTTCAATTGAATTAAATATTTTACAAACACAATGGGGTTAAGCGTTGCTGTAATATCCCGCCAATCAAACAAGCCATAAGCTAAATAGTCTCTTAACTCATTCAAAAAGGCGAAAGCAACAGTTACAAAATAACCAATGAGCAAGGCTTTCCACCAATTGAAATCAAAAGCGAGTAAGGCGTAGGCGACAACAAATGTTATCGCCAAGCCTACCGCGCTGTGCAATGCTTTGTCTACTGGTATCATGTGCTTAAATCTCCTGAATATGCTAGTACTGATATTAAAAAGACTGCCCACACTATTTCGCCGTAGATGCTAAAAAACATCGTGGTGCCGTCTGTAAACTTTAAATGACGAATCCAAGCTCTGTTTAGCCAATAAAACAATGGCATCGAGATTAAATAAGCCACAATGAAATAAGTGAATGCCCAAACAGCGCTCAGTGGCGCAGGGTCTATCCATATTAGACCAATGCCGTAGATGCATCCTAAGATGATACCCTGCGCTACGAATCTTGTAAATAATTTTTTAAGGCCGAAACCGCCTAAAAAAGCATCGATTTTACGCCAAATGCTTTCTGCTTTTTTTAAAAGTCTAAATAATAATTCTTTCATCACTATAAATTTTAGTTATTAATTTTTTGTTTTAATTCATCGTTTTCATAGGCTTTACGACAATGGTTGCGCTCGATGAGAAAGAGCAAAGCATTTAGCACGGCGCCTGTTCTGCTCATGGTGCCTGCCTTTTCTTGCATGCCGAGGTCTGAGCTTAGGCTTAATCCGCGCTTGCCAAATTCTTTACCTTGTTTAGTTTTGAGCGTGCAGTTCCAGAGCGTGCGGAGCTCCGAGCAACCAAAGCAATCCCAGCGGTAGGCACTTTCACGGAAATAATCTGCCATGCCTTGGAATGCCGTTTTAAAGCCTTTTTTTCGGCAATCCTTGGCAAATACAATTGCCACATTGAGTGGCGTAAGTGCTAGCACCAGCACAGGCGCCAGCATGAATATTAAAAGATTAATGATCGTTTTCATTTTCCTCTACTTCTGGGATTGGTACTGGCTGTTTTTTGATTAATTCTCCCTCTAATGTCATTGCAGCTCTTGATACTTTCATGTCGCGTACGATGCCATTAAATAGTGCCGCGATAATAACTTTTTTCATACTTTCCCAAAAAAGCTTAGTATCTTCGGGCGAAGTTTCAAATACTGGATTTGTGCGAGTATCTACCAAATCTCCCGTAGGCGTGATGCTGCTCGTTATTTTCTCTGTGTGAACAACCATATTTTCCACATCAATATTGATACTTGTAACTTGCACACGCTTTTTAAGCCCATTATTTCTATAAAAAGGGCTCTCTAAGTCAAAATCTGATGAATTGTACTCGATACCTATAAATCCATCGTCACCGCCCTCAAAAAGGCGAATTTCCTTGTCTTTAATTCTAATTGTCTTCATATTTTTTTATTTTTTATACGTAAATTTTTTCTCCTACCTCGTGAACAATCTTTCCGAAGTCTTTTCCAATGTTATTTTTTCTGTAAAAAGATTTCAATTCACTGTAATTAGGTGGCATTTCTCTTTTCGCTGAACCATAATCGTTTACCCCACAACCTCTCTCTCTTAATTTTCCAATCAACTTTTCTCCTATCTCGGTATAGTGGGCTCCTTCAATGCCAACTTGATTAATGTTGACATTATTGTAAGCGTAATCAAGAAACTCATCAACATAGCGCACATGAAGTGGTCTGAGAGTCTTCCAATTCGAATAATCTTTTAAACCAATTTGTGTAAATACAGCTCCTTCCTGTACTATGAAATCTGGAAGAATTAATTTATCAATGCTTAGCATTTTCAACCTTGATTTTGAAAAATCAATGGAATTTATAATCTCGCTATTAATTACAGATGTTACTACTTCTTTTGGATTTGTGTGTCCAACGCTAATCTTTCTCGCATCAAATACTTGCAATATTTTTTCATTTTCATTATCTGGAAATTCAATCATGTAATTACTATCTGTGATTTCTCCAGATGATTTAATCTCATTACCTTCTAAAATGCGATATTTAAGTGTTCTACCTCGCTCTGTCGCAAATTTCACAGAAGTAGCTCCTCTTGCTTTAACATAATAATCTATCCAAGTTTTGCGCTGAGTGACTAAAAACATTCTCCTACTCATCTTACACTAAATTTGCGTGAATTTTATCATTATCTAATAGTGTCATATAAATGACGTGATTTGTTCCAGCTATGAAAAAATCTATACTTCCCCTCCAATCTATCTTAGAATCTCTTGGTAACGAACTTCCGTTAAAATTAATTAATACAGTTGTGCCAATCTTAGCTCCTTCCATGTCAATAGTGAAAGTTTCTATTGGTGCTTTTGTGGTTCCATAATTTCTATCACAATCAAAAGTGATGACATTTCCATTCGTCTGCACCGCAGGGAAATTTTCAAGTTTTTGTTTTTCTTGACGCGTAAATGTTTCCTCAATGTCTAGCGCTGTTTTCCATAGATGTTTATTATCATCTCCTATATTGCTAGCATCTGCATTGGCTTTTAATTTGAAAGCATCGACTTGCTCTTTTTTGTAACGCTCAAAATCGGCATTTTCCACCTTGCTGGACAAATCTATGCCCGAAAGCATATCGTTTAGCCCTTGGATATTTTCCGCTGGAATTTTATCGTCCTTGTGCCAAAAGCTGTCCAGCCACGCCCAAAATTGCTCCTGCGTGGGCTTCAAACCGTTTTTAAACCATTGTTTAATGCTATTTAAATCTGTCTTTGCCATGATTTTTTTTTAGTTTTAATCAAATCCTACAAATCGGATAAATTTTACAATTCTGGTGGGCTGTACCACATTAAACGCTTGCCCTTGCCCCACGCTTTTCTCCTCTGTGTCTCTTTGGTTGTATCTTCTTTGATTTCCGATACCTAAGGCATACTCCACATCACCGCCTTTGTCATTGGTATCACCGCTGACGGTGTAGCCATTGCCTATCTTGTTACCAAAAGTTATAAAATTGTTGAATGTGTTATTAGGCGCGTGCTTGTGTGCTGGCAGTTCATCAATGATAAGCCTATGCTCGGCCTCTCCAATTTCAGCCCCAAGTGTAGCAAAATTTCCTGTGCCTTGTCCTGCTGGAACGCGACCACGCAAGTCGGTGTGTTCCACCCAGCCAGCTGGAATTTCGTTTGCGGGCCTGTCCCAAATTGCTACCAAGCCGATGGGAATTGTATTTTTTAGCAATTTTTCCAGCTTCGTTATCTTTTCAGCTAAGGCTGTAACCGTTGTTTTATCTTCCTTTTCTGCCTGCAATACAGGAAGGGGCTTAAAGCGCTTGAAATCTGCCCAGTTGTGGGCGTTGGAGCCTGCGCCAAAAGTGGCATAGCGCATGATTTCAACTTCTTTGCTCACGCCATCTTCAAAAGGTAACTTCTTCTTTTCTTCTCTAATCACCACGGTAGCGCTTGCAGAACCTCCTTTAAATGGCAATAATTCGCCTTTTATAAAAACAGTTCCGTCTTTTACCGTGGAACCTGTAACCTCGCAGCCGCTTATAATGGCTAAATCACCCGCCAAGTAGCCAAGGCTATTGAATAGCTTGTAGCTGCTTTGCATAAAGTCCAGCACATTGGTGTCCAATGGGAAACCACCTGTGTTGTCAAATTTTAATGTATTCATTTGGTGTATATTTTAAATATTTTACTTGCTAATTTGTAATAATTGACAAGGGCGTTTATCTCTACCTTTTTGCCCTCTAATTCCTTTGGGATTAATACTAAAAAATCCACTCCAGTGTCGGCGTAATCGGCTCTATCCCGCAAATACATTGTGCCTAAAAAGCGCGGTTTTTGCTCGCCACGGGTATAAATGTATTGTCGGCTAAATTTGTTCCCCTCTACAATTTCAATGCGTCTTTGCTGAATATCAAAAGCATCGTTCAGCGCTTTTCTTAGGTAGCATTTTTGCCCGTTGTACCCAAGGGTTTGAATATCTGTTTTTCGCTTAATGGTAAAAGCATAATACAAGTTTTTAAGTGGGCTAAGCAATGTAAATAGCCACGCGCGCATTCGTGCTTTTCGCAAAAAAGTGGGCGTTAAAAGCAGGCTTAATTTTTCAATATCTAAATTATATACTTTCATTACAAATACTGAATAATGCTTTTAGTTTCATCTTCTGCATCAAAATTCACAGCAAAATAGCCACTCACTGGGATGGTAGAAATATCAATAGGCGCAAAGCTGGCGTATGTGTCTGAGGAGCCGTCTATCCATTGGCTTTCTGCCAAATCAAGACTTACATCTGCCACGCCGTTGGCCTTTTGAATTTCGTCTACAAGCTTTTGCAAAGACAATTCGCCATTAAATGGCAGGGCTTTCATATGCCTTTCGATAGCTTCGCGCACGGGTTGTTTGGCGGTTAAAATCTCAATACCATTTTCATCAAGCACCAACGGATCGCGCACAATTCTAAGATTTAATTTCAATCTATCTGGTCGGTAATTGATAACAGAGATTGCTACACCAGCGTCTTTTATTTCGTTGATATAAGCTTTAAACGAGCTCTCAACCTCGGGCGTGAGTTTCCAAAGTTTACCTCCAGTTTCGCCCGCTATTTTGATGATAAGCGTGCGCTGTTCTGCGCTCTCAACCACGGCGGCGTATTTTATTACTTTGGCTTGCTCTATTTCCTCCTCCGTATGGTTTTCGTTATTGTATTTGTCGCCGTCTTCTAGCAAATCAAATCCGTATTGAAAAGCCAATGCCTTATTACGATACCAGCGTGCCGTGTGAGGCTTGAGCTGGCGCAAACGCTCGTCAATCTCTGCCCTGTGCAAATCAAAGATTTTTTCCAGCGACCAAATCGCTACGGAAACAATGTAAATCCACAAACGCCAAAGGGCGGTTTTGCTCGTAGAATTTAATTCGTTGAGCTCCTCGTGGTTGGCTTTTTCTTGGTAGATTTGTTGTTGTATTTCTTCTATGCTTCTTGCCATAATTAAGATACTTTAAAGTCTTGGTTAATTGCCCAATAACTGATACCCTCCAGTTTATTTATTTGATTGCTTGTGTGGCTCACTCCTGTGGCGGGCTGAATATTTTTGACTTGGTAATAAGCTAAAATATCCGCATCCTGCATGATGACTTGTGGTAGTTCCAACCTTTGCCCAGCTTGCACATCATCGGTAATGCTTAGATTGTTAGCCTCTGCTAGCTCAAAAACGCCCGCAATGCTCCCCGTGTGCATTAAGCACACATCAAAAAGGGATTGTTTATGTAATACTACTACCTGTATTACACTTTGGTTTTTCCGTTGAGTTGTTTGTATTTTGTAAGCTCATTAGTGAGCGCTTCCACTTTTTGCTCTAATTCTTTGATGGTTTTTTTAGCGGCATCAAGTTCCACAATGGCTGTTTTAAGTTGTTCGCCCAAATTCTCTATCATTTCACGATAAATGCGTACGGCTTTATCTACATTGTCAAGCTCATTTGCCTGTACTTCCATTTGTTGCTTTTTGCGAGCAAAAAACCAAGCCACGAAAGCGCCAACAATAGCCGTAATTATTTCACTTATATAGGGTTGTAAAAGTTCTATCATCATTATTCAATTTTTGCGTTTATCGTTCCTGTTACGGCACCGCCACTTGATGGTGCAATGAGCCCCGAAGTGTAAACGATTTGTAATTCCTTAATTTCTTCCACAATGGCTTGTGCTAAATCCGTGGCAAATTGCTCCTTGCTACGATTGGGATCGTCCTCCTCGGTTTGGCACTTGTCCATGGCGATAACTATTTTATTTTTTAGTCTGTTTTCGTTGAGCATTTTCTCTGTATTAAAATTAATTGCCTGCCGTGCTACGGCTTTAAAGCCATTTTAATTATCGTTTAAAAGGTTATTAAATCGTTTTTCCAATGCGGTAAACTCGGGCTCGTTGATGAGCTTTATCGTGCTACCTGTATTCGTCGTGAACTTCATTCGTTTAATCGTTGCGATTAAATCAGCCATTAAAGTTTTGAGCGTTTCGTTCTCCTTTCGGAGGAGAAAGCCGTTAGTAATTTTAAGCTCTGTTTCTCCAGCTTTAAATTCAATACTTTCTAAATCTTCAGCCCAAATTAAAAAGGCTTTGGCTGGGTTATTTTCTATTAGACCTATTAGCGCATTGCTATCTTTTTTAGGTTTAAAATTCGCAGAGCCAAGCCCTAAATGCACATCGTGAATATCTAAATCATCATGCAAGCCCTTAGCTTCACAGGTTTTATTTTCCCAATCTACCGCTGTAACTATTACCCACTGCACTTGTGTGGCAATGCGTTTTTTTATGTTTTGGTCTAACAACCCCTCAAATTCATCGATTAAATCCATTCTTTTATTTCTTTGCCACTTGTCCTATTTCAATTTCTTGTCTATACCCATCTGCGCTTAATTTCTTAACCACTCTATCAATGTAATAAATACCTTTTCTGTCTGGGTAAAGCGTTGAGCTTATCGATACCTTTTCTCCGTGTTGTAAGCTGGGCATGCCCAGCGTGGTAAATGCGCCATCAAAGCCCTCTTTTTTATGCAAATCATAAAGGCGTTTCACTTCTTTTTCCATTGCCGCTTTATCTCCAAAATCTAGCTTTATATTGAGCGTTGTTTTGGGATTTTCGTCGCCAAATTCATACTCCATTTTTTTACCTTTTCCCGTTACGGAAGTAGCTTTTATTTTAATGGTTCTATCTTCTTTACTTAAATATTTTAAATCATTGCTTACGCAGTTTCTTTCAAGGTCAAAGCGGTAAACTGATTTATCGTTTTTCACATCGGAATAAGGCTTGGCTGTGGTTAATTTACCATTGCGGATAAATGCGTAAAGGCTGTAATCTTTTTGTAGTGTGTCCAACACTGCGCCCAGCGTGGTATTGGCAAAACGCATAGCTCCTATTTGAATATCGGCATCACAATCTACCTCTATACCTTTTACTATTTCAGCTAAAAAGCTTTTTAGAGAACCGCCTTTATAGGCAAAGTGTACAGGGAGTTTTTTCAGCTGAAACATCTCATCCTCTAACTCAATAGTTATCGGATAATCTGCCGACACTTTGCGGATATAGCCAGTAAACTCTGTAAGTAGTTCGCCGTTATATCCCATTTTAATGACACACTTATCTCCTGCTTTGAAAACATTGCCCACTTTGTATTTATCAAAATCTCGAACATTGCGGGGAAGCACTATCTTAGCCGTATCAGTAAGCATTTTCCAACTGCTCTCTATTTCAATTTCTGAAACCCTAAAAACACTAAAAGCTCGTCCATTCTTAGGCTTAAAAAGTAATTCAGTGTTAATTGCTAATGTCATCTAAATATAATTTCAAAAGGTTCATCACTCACACAATTAAGCTCTATAGGGATCACATTAGGCGAAGCCTCTACACTGGTAATATCTATGCTTTCTATTACTATATTGTCTATGTTCTTTTTTCCAAACAAATCTCCTTGTACAGGCACTGATTGCACTACGTTTGCCCATTCAATAATGCGACGCTCATATTCTCTAGAAGTCATGGCATTATCACTTAGACAGATAGTTCTTATACGAATACTCCAATCGTCGAAACCATAAATTTCTTTTACCGTTCCGCTAGCACCAATAACATCCGTTTTAGTTATGTTTTTAGCTCTATAAAAATCCACTAGAGTAGCAGGAGGAAACCAAAACTCTGAGAGTTCTCGACTAACTAGCTTGCTATCTTCATCATAAAATTTATAGTTTCCAGCTTCAAACATTATAGGAAAAACTACGGGAGTTCCCATTTGGCTTAAACGCTCAGCTTCGTTTAATTCCACTTCTTTTACTTTTGTGGAGTAATTAGGTTCTTCACTTACATCTTTGCTCAAAGGATTGGTTAAATAAACTGGATTATTTACCCCAAAAGCCATTTTAAAAAGCTGTGAAATGTTATATCTATTGTCCATTGTTATAAATTAGGTTTAAATGTTTTTTTATATCCTCGTAGTTCTTGCCATCTCTCCGCAGTTGAATTTTTAGATTCTTTTCAAGCTCCAGGCGAGAGCCTTTACCTTTGAGGTATTGGTACATATTCATACCGCATAATGGATCTGATTTCAAGGAACCTTGATTTAATTGAAGTAGAATTTCAACCTCTTGCAATAAACTTTCTCCTATAAAAAAGTCCCCATTTAGCAAGTCTAAATCTCCATTTTTATCAAGCAATATATCTTTCATCACACAACCACTACGGCATCTCTCAGCCTGTCATTTATTTTACTTACTACTCCGTTTGCTGCGACCTCTTTACTGCTAATGCTTCTATCAATCGAAAAGTAGTTTTTCATCTCTACCTTGAAGTTTATAACTTTATTTCCTCCAGAAGAAGATAAACCACCACCGCCTGTTTTCGTTTTCTTCCCTTTTCCTTTTCTTCCACCTGTACCTGTTTCGCCACCAGTGCCATTACCATTACCGTCAATTAAATCATTCACACTTACACCTCCAGTAACGACATTACCAGTAGGTTTATCCTGTTTTTTTTGTTTTCCAGCTTCTTTTTCAGAGGTAGAGATAAGATTCATGTTCTTTCTAAATTCCTCCACACTACCAGCGGCATTTTTCGCCCAATCCCAACCTGTGAGTTCTGCCACCCATCCTAAAATTCTTTGTAAAGGATGCATCAACACATCTAACAAGACTAAACCTATACGCTTCAAACCGCCAATAATACCATCAGATTGAAAAGCATCTACAATACTATCCCAATGGCGTTTAATCATCATCACGGCACTTACCACCATTCCAATAGGGCCTAAGAGCAAAAGCATAGTAGAACCCCAGCTATCAAATTTGTTAATAGCAACTACTATAAGCCCTATCAATACCGCAATCGCTGCAATTACCAGTCCTATGGGATTAGCAGAAAGCGCAGCATTCCAAGCCCATTGCGCAACGGTTACCGCTTTTGTCCAAAAAGCGGCAATCTTTTTCGCCACAATTGTTTCCCCCAGCCATTTTCTAGTACTCTTCAATACGGGGGAAAGTCCCGAATAAGCCGCTCCAAAATCTCCTAAAACACTTACTGTTCCCCCTAGAGTATCTCCCATAACACCGAGTACGCTAGTAAACTTGAAACTCCCAATTTTTAAATCATCAATCCATGCTTTGGCTCGTTTCATTTTTTCACTCCAGCCACTCATCACAATTTCAGCTTGCTCATACGCCACATTGGTTCCTGTTATTTGTTCAGTTAGTTCAGCTTGAGCATCTGCAGAGTTTATTAAACCTTGAGCAGATTGAATATTTTCTGCACCAAATACTGCTGCTAACGCATCTGTATTCTTTCCTATCTTTTGCAACTCTCTAAGTCTATCGGCAAACGGAACAGAAGCATCGGATACTTTTTTCATGTTTACTCCATAGCTTTTAAGCATTTCAGTAGCTTCTTTTGATAAAGCTGATGGCGCGTTCATCTTAATTAGAACATTTCGTAATCCAACACCAGCTTCTGCACCATATTTTCCACTTTTTGCTAAAGCTTGAAGTGCTGCGTTGGTTTCTTCAAAGCTTACATTGGAGAGCTTTGCAGCCCCTCCAGCTTGAACTAGTGCTTGAGCAATTTGCGGTACTTCTGCTGCGCCCTCTTTAGCGCCTGCTGCCATTACATTCATCATTCTTTCCATTTGTCCTGCCGCAGCAATAGGGTCGTCGAGATTTACTTTGAATTGAAGCATAGAGGTGGTAAGTGCATCTGTAGCACCTTTGGCATCTCCGCCCATGGTTTTAGATAGCGTATTCACATATCTACCCATTTTTTCCATGGCCTCATCGCTTTCTCCAAGTTGTGGACCTAACCTTGAAAGAATGGTTTTAAAGGTCTCCAAATTGTCGGTAGCCTCCGTACCAAATGTTTTAGCCAATTCTCTTGCTTTATCACCCAAGGCATCTAATTTTTCACCAGAAACCCCTGCAATAGCAGAAACATCTAACAATGATGCCTCAAAATCCTCACCCACCTTTGCCGCTTCCGAGATGCGTGAACCTAAACGATTTACTCCCTCTGTTGCCGCCATCCAATCTATGGCACGGATACGCTTTAGGCAATCTCCAAAACGATTACCCTTTTTTGTCGCCCCATCAAACTTTTTTTTGGTATCATCTATTTGTTTCTGCACCTTTTTAATGGGAGCAGTAATTTTATCTACTAAATTTAATATCCAATTGGTTTGGCTCATTTTTTGTTATCTTTGGGGTGTGGAAACTTTACTTACACTTTTAGGTTATCTCATTAGCTTTGTATGCACAGCAGGAGCTGTTGTTTTTTTATTTTTTGCACTCGTGGTTGTAATATCGTTACTTGTAGCTTTTCCAATGGCTATTATGGAAGACTTACGCACTTTCTTCGGAAGAAAATAACTCGTTTACTACCTCCGTCAATGCTCTGCGAAAACTATTATACATCAATCGGTTTTGAACTTTTAAATGATAGTCTAAGGCTTGAAAATGCTTAATGTATTCATCTTCTTCCAGCGTACTGGGTTCTTTGTGATAATGCCCTAAAATCAAGGCATCCACGGCCTCTTTAAAGTCGCACTCGTCAATATCTAAACAAGCACGCTCTAGACTTTTTTTAACGCCACGCGGGAGCTTTGTACCATTCCTGCCAGTTGCTCCAATAGCCCCGTGTACACGCTGGCATCGTTCTCCATTAGCTCGGTGTCGCCCATTAATACACAGTTTTTAACAATAGCATCGTTGGCTCTTTCTGGATTATCCTTATAGCCTTTACTTCCCAGCATATCCACTAATGCCTTGTTTGGTTTTTTTACTAAGAAATAGGCAGGCTCTTGGTCTGCGTTTCCATTTTTATCAAAATTCGTATCTGCTGGATATACTTCAATTTCTCTAATGCAACGCGGATACTTGGCTTTTGCGTCTTGTATTTGTTGTTCTGTGTATGGTTTCATTTGATTTCTTTTTTTTATAGTTAAATGTTCCAATCAATGTGGCTTACGATAAGTTCGCATTTTACGGAGATAGAGCCATCGTTTTGCTTTACTTCTACGGAGTTGCCCGTAAACTCGCAGTAGTTTATGCGGTCTTTTCTAATTTCCCCTTTCTTATCGTACAATACAATAATGTCAAAAGGCTCAATGTCTTGTAATCTTTTTCCAGACGGCAGACTTTTGGTGATGGCATCCACTTCTTCTTTGTAAAGTGTGATAGACGCTTTTGCTTCATAATTGCCCTCTGTTCTGCCGACAGGCATATTACCTGCTCCATAAGCATTCTCTTTTTTCGTGGTATCGGAGTAGGAAAGCTCTGAAATACCCACTACATCACGCCCTAATAGGTTGATGGTAATTTTATTCCAGCCTTGCATTTTTCCGAATGGATTTACTACTGTTGCCATAAATTATAGATTTTGAGTTAAACCAATTTCGCCCTCAATTTTGTGTAGAATTAGATCTACCACAATGCTTATTTTCACCTTCAATGCTTCTGTTTCCGAAACGATTTGTTTTGGATTAATAAACACAGAATAGCCACTAATCTCATCTGCAATTTGCATTTGCTCAATGGACTTTTGAGCTAAGTTTTCTAAATATGCTGTTGTGGATGCCTTTAAATATCCTGTCTGAGGGTCTTTTTTTAATTTGCTTTTAATGCGTGGGGTAAGTACGGCTCTTACCAATCTAGCAGCTTTATTCCAAACTCTATTGTTTTCTATGTATGTAAAGTCGGATGCAGCACTAACACAAGTGTGTGAATTAGAAAAATAGAAACCTGCAACATCTACATAAGTACTTACAAAAATATAACCTTTATTGTTTAAATCTTGCTGGCTTTGGGTACTCACTTCACTAATGCTTTCACCTGTACTGAATGCTACTTTTACAAATTTACCTAAGGCTTCATTTGTTAAGGGGTAGGTGTTATAAGTACGCACATTTTTTGGTTTTTTCTCAATATCTACAGAGCCTACATTTTCAGCTACACTACGAACGGATAACATACCTAATGCTGCACCTATACATGCATGGTACTTATAGTCTGTATCTAAATCTGCAATGGCTTTATCTTGCCCAATGATTACAGATATTTGAGATGCGTTCTTTGTTTTTAAATCTTCTAAATTTGCAATTTTAAGACTATTCTTGCCTTTGCCCTCAACAAGTACAAAATCTAATAAAATTCCATCTTTTTTAGCTTCTTCTACAATTTTAGTTTGCAAGGCTTCAACCTCGCCTGCTAGAGTGCTTAAGTCATTTGTAAAGCCAAAAGCAGCAATGCCTTTTACTTTCTTTAATTCTCTTAGCGTGGTTAAAATCTCCGTAGCTTTATCTTGCAATTTAGCTCCAGTTGGTAGTGGTAAAAAGAAAAGCTCTGTATCTGGCGCCAATCGGAACACCTCCGAAATATGATAATGTGCCAAAACTTTTTTATTGGCATCAAAACTTTCATTTACTCCTAATTTTTCAACATCTTCTACTTGCAATAGACGGTAGGCTTGCCCATGCTGCATAGTTGTAGTGTCCACGGGCATAGCACCAATGAGTAAAAAACTATTATCTGCATTGTTTGACAAACGACCTAAGCTGCCCTCTAATTTCTTTAATTCAAAACCCTGTAAGTGTCCCATAGGTTATATTATTTTGTGGTTTTTGATTTTGTTTCAGGAGTAGCTTTTTCTTTGCCTTCTACCTCTTTTGCGGCAGGAGATGGCTCTACAACTTGATCAGATTCTTCATCATTGCCACTTTCTTGTGCAGATTCTTTTTCTCCCGTAGTTTCTTCTACCTTTTCTTGTTTGTTGGCAGGCATTGTTTTTTTACCTGTAACTGCTGATAGAGCAACAGCTCTCAGGATTTTATGTATTTTCATTTTGCTATTTTCAGCATGTAGCAAAGCACGATTTTCATCTTCGAAAAACTGCCCATCTTCGGTGGCATAAAGCTTTTCCAAATTTTCATTTTTCTCAAAAAGAGCTTTAGCGAGCCCAATTAGATTAATTAAACTGAGTATTTTTTTCATGTTCTTGTATTTTAAAATGGCTTTAAATAATTTTTAAAAGCCCCATTCTTTTTGATAGTTTCCAAAAGGCTTAAGCTATCTGCTAATTATTTCTAATGGGGCTTTATTTTCTTTACGATCCAGATTGGATAACTGCAGTTCCCTCATCCTTAATAGCTACACACACCCAGTGAATTTCAAATCCAATCTCGTGGCGTCTGTATTTAGGGTTCTGAGTTTTATCAATAGCGTAACGCTCTGCAGTGCCTGGCGCCTTAACTGTGTATTGTTTGTGGAATACAACTGAAACCTCCTTACCCTGCGCTACAACATCAAAAGCTTCCTTTTGATTGCTATTAAAGGTTGGGGCATAAGTGCTTTCATACACTTCAAATCCATAGTAGTTACTTGCGATTTTTCCTTCTTCTGTATTTTGGTAGCGTGTTTTAAAGGTTAAATCCTCAATCAGTAAATCCGTGGCGTGGTCTGAACAAAGCACTAGCACGCGGCCCTTTTTAGGAACTTTTAATTTGTCCAACTTTTTCTTCAAGTTGATGAGGTCTTTTGCTGTAAGACGCTTTCTTCCGCTACCATCATCTTCTCCTGTGGTAACTATTACAGGGGTTTTCTCTGTATTTTCTTGTGGACAAATACTATGCAGTGCATGTTCAGCGGTTTTGTCTTCCAAAGTTTCTCTGTGCTGTTGCTGAACATCACTTACTTTCTCGTAAGGCAAAGCATAAAGCTCATCTGTAGTAACTTCTGTATTTTCAGTCTCATATTTATGAAGTGAAATCACCACTTTTCCATCCTCTCTTTGGCTAGAATTAATAGGATAAATTTTATTATCAATTAAAACCTTAGGAGCTGCACCACGCATTGGAATCTTGATAACATCATTACCTACCCATTGTGGTTTTGATTTCACAGCTTCCAGCCATGTATGTTCATGGCGAAATTGCTTAATAAGCTCCGTAACGGCGAGCTCATTTTTAAATACTAAACTATCTGATTTCTTTGGCATAATTCTCTATTTTTTTGCTTGATATTGTTGGTTAAGTTGTCTAGCTTTTTCTGGATTGTTTTCCATCAAAGCCTCAAATGCTGCGGGGTCTTTTTCTAAATAATCTTCCAAGGTCCAATTGCTTTGGTCTGTTACGGTTTTCCCCGTTTTGTTTACGAAACTAGAACCCGCAACTACTGGAGATAGGCTTTCTAGTGCCTTTTTAGTTTGTTCAAAGTCAATGGTAGCTAGTTTCACATAAGATTCTTTACTATCCGCCGTAATGCGTTTTTCTTTGATAGCTTTATCCACTAATTGATTAGCTTGTTCTTGTCTTTGCGCTTCGTTATTCTCTGCTTGAGCTCTAAGTTCCTCGATTTTTTTCTGTATTTGCTCATCGGTGGCATCTGCTGCCATTCCAAGTGCGGCAATAATTTGTTCTTTATTCATAATCGTATCGTTATTTTGATTTTGTATTTTTGGAATATTAGGGCACCCACAGGCTTGCATCATTACAATACTCTGTGGTGTTATATTCAGATCTTCATCTATAATATCATTGATTAAACCTATTTGTTTAGCCTCCTGCGCATTGAACCAATAATCCTTTTGCCACATTTGGTCTATTTCCTCTAGGCTTTTATTAAAACGCTTAGCATACACATCTCGGTATTGAATAGTTAAGTTTTCCAACGCTTTTAAATCAGACTTTACTTCATCTTCATTTCCTATCACATAAGTTGATGGCTTATGAATCATGAATTGAGAGGTAGCATAGGCCTTTGCAGGAAAATTTGCCATGATATAAGTCCCTGCGCTTGCTACCAAAGCACCAGCCATGATTTCTACATGAGGTATTTTCTTTAAAATATTTACAATCTCTGTAGCTTCATATACACTACCGCCTACCGTGTTGAGGTATAACTCTACCTTTTCAATATCAGTAGTTGCTTTTAATTCAAGTGCAGCTCTTATTTCACTAGCTGTATAATCATGCTCAATTGTTCCATTAATTTGGATTTGCAATTGAGACTGACTAATCTTAGCTACTTTTATGTGCGATTTTTCTCGTTTCATTACAGGGCAAAGTTGCAGAACTGCATTTGCCTAGCAAAAAAGCCATTCCAAAATAGGCAGTAATTTTTGCCTATTTTGTGATAAGATTTTTAATAAAAGCCATAGCCTTAGCACCTTTGCCACAAAGAAAAAGACCATGGCAAAGGATAAAGAAAAACAAATCGCTTTTCATCTTTTTGTGGATAAGAACCTTACCGCAAAACAAATTGCTGATCATCCACAAGTGCAAGTTAGACACAACACAGTTTGTAATTGGATTAAAGAGGGAAACTGGAAAAAGATACGAAACGCCCAAATTAGTCAAAGTAGCGAAAGGCTTGAACGCATACAAGCCGTGATTGATGGGCTATCTAATGAGCGTTTAGCTATTCTAAAAGAAATCAAAGAAACAAAAGAGCTACTGAGAGATGAGTTAGATGCAGATTTAAAAAAAGTAGCAGAGAAAAGTTTAGCAGATTTAAACAGCAGTGCTGTACGCATAGACAACGGTATTGCCATGTGGAATAAGACTTTGCTTTCTTTTCACAAGGAAAACAGAATAAGCCTAAGCGTTTATATAGAAATTCAAAATAAAATATTTGAAGCCTTGCGTGCGTATGATGAGGCGATTTACATGAAAACTTTGGACTTTCAACAAGCACACATCCTTGAAGTGTCTGAACAACTGAATTAAATAAATCTTTTAAAAGCCTTTTAAAATCAATTTTAAGCCACTTTAAATACACAACAATATCAATCAATGAAACGACAGGATAAAATTGCCATAGAGCGTTATTTACAAAAATTAGCCCTCGCAAGAAGTGCGGGAGCACCAAACCCTTATGAAACAGCACAAGAAAAGGCTCAACGCTTAGAGCTTTTTAAAAAGAATCCTGCCGATATGGTCGCATACTATTTCCCACATTATGCTACTTGCGATTGCTCTGAATTTCATTTGGAATGGGCAAATATGGTACTAAAAGACAAAACATTCAAAGGCATTTGTCAGTGGGGGCGTGCTTTGGCAAAATCTGTATGGAATAATGTTTTTATTCCATTTTGGCTTTGGCTCCGTGGTGAAGACATGTATTTCATTATCATAGGGAATAATAAAAAACGGGCAGAACAACTTTTAGAAGACTTGCGGGCAGAATTTGAAGCCAATCCGCGAATTATTTCTGATTTTGGAGAGCAAGTGCAACAAGGTACTTGGGAAGATGGTTTTTTCATTACCAAAAGTGGTTTTATTGGCCAGGCTTTAGGTATGGGACAATCCGTGAGAGGGTTAAGGGTAAAAAACTTACGCCCTACACACATAGTGGCAGATGATATTGAAACTAAGGAATTAGTAAAAAACCCTAAGCGTCAGCTTGAGATGGTAGAATGGATTTTGCGAGATTTAATACCTACTATGGACGGCACCATTAGGCGATTTGTACAGGCGAATAACCGATTTGCACCAATAATGATACAGACAATTTTAGCCGAAAAAAACAAAGACTGGAAAGTTCACGAAGTCAATGCTTACAATCCAGTTAGCTATGCGCCTACATGGCACCAGAAATACGAGGCAGATTATTTCAAAGAGCTAGAAGCAGAAATCGGAACTTTGGCTGCCAACGCAGAGTATAATAACAGCCCATATGTCGAGGGGGTTATTTTTAAGGATGAGCAATTTCAATGGTGCAAACTGCCGCGCATCGACCACTTCGAGGCAATCATTGCACATTGGGATATTGCTTATGCAGGAACAGCTAATAGCGATTATAATGCTGTAGTGATTGCTGGGTTAAAAGATAAAAAGTTTTATGTGATTGATACTTTTTGTCTGCAATCCAAGATGAAGCAAGCCGCAGAATGGATTTGTGATTATCAAAAGCAATTACCTAGCTCCGCTATTATCCACTGGCAATACGAGGCGCAATTTTGGAACGATGAAGTTTCTCGCATATTAGAGGAAACCCAAAGCGAGAAAGGTGTACAGCTTAATATCACGAAAAAGCAACTACCAAAGGTGGATAAGCTAAACAGAATCCTCACCCTGCAACCCTATTTCCAAAATGCACGGATTTATTTCAATGAAAAATTAAAGCCTAACAAGCATTTTCAAGTAGGCTTAGCACAACTCAAAGGAATTGAGCCTGGCTACAAAGTACACGACGACTTTCCAGACGCATTGGAGGTATGTATCTCCGAACTTGAAAAATTTACCCCTGTTAGAAAAAGTAAATTTCTAATGGGCAAATACAAACGAACAAACGAGTGGTAAAATGATATATCTAAATAAAGACAACCTAAAAAGCCATGTTTTTGAGCGCATCATTGACGAAAGCTCCAAAGACTTTGAAAAAGCCCTTGACCAGTGCGAGGCAGAAAATATAGCCATTATTAAAACCTTACTTGGCAGTTACTATGATGTGGAGGCTATTTTTGACGAAACCAATCCGATTAAAAATGCTTATTTAGAGCGTATTTTAACCTTTCTTGTGCTTTGGGATATTCAGCATCGCAATGCGTATAGAAAACTTAGCAATGTAAGCAAAGAACAAAAAGAGTGGGCAGACAAAGAGCTAGACAAATTAGCCTCTGGTAGATTATCTCTAGATAACTTGCCCCCTAAATCTAGCACCACAGATCGTTCAAAAATATTATATGGTAATCTTTCTAATCCAGACTTTTATATATGAAAAATAAAATACTAAATAGCATTCAAAATTTCTTTTTAAGAAAAGCCAGCTATACCGATTTAAACAAATTCAGAGCATTGGCCAGCAATCAAAGCAATATCCCCTCTGAAATTATAAAACATCAAGCTAAGCTTTTACGAGTAGAAAATCTACAATCGTGGAAAATGGCGGTAATGCTTGCTACGGACCCCGAAAATCCAAACAAACAAAATTTACAAGCACTCTATGAAAATATGCTGCAAGATAATCATTTGGCTTCGGTAGTAGAAACTCGTATTGCTAAAACGCAGCAGATGCCATTTGCATTGTTCAATACCAACAATGAGCGTGTGGACGAGGCTAAAACTCTTTTAGAGAGCGTTTGGTTTCAAGAATTCATCAAACTTGCCATTATGTCAAAATTTCAAGGAACCACACTCATTGAGTTGTTTGAGCTTGATAACAACGGAGAGCTTAAAGAAATAAACGAAATTCCGCAGGCAAACTTTAATCCGATGAAAGGCATCATCTTAGCAGAGGCAGGAGATGAAAAAGGCTTAGCTTATCGTGAGGGTAAGCTGGCAAATTACTACATACAAGTGGGGAAAGATTACAACGATTTAGGCATGTTTGCCCAAACGGCTCCCATCATCATAGCTAAAAAATTAGGCTTAGGCTCGTGGCTTGATTTTATTGATAAATACGGCGTGCCGCCTTTATTCATAACCACAGAGCGCGAGGACGACAACCGTATGCTTGAACTTTTTGAAATGGCTACAAATTTTAAAAGAAATGGCTTTATGATTGCGCGTGGGGCTGAAAAATTTGACATTCCAAACCTTTCTAATTCAAATAGTGGCGAAACTTTCGATACTTTGATTAAAAGGGCAGATAACGAAATTTCTAAACGATTTTTGGACGGTACAGGCTTAACAGATGAAAAAGGTTTTGTCGGTAGTGTAGAGGTGCAATATGAATTGGCTAATGCTCGTTTTGTATCGGATAGAATTTTAGTTAAAAATGTGATTAACAAACAGCTTATCCCTTTATTAGTTAAACTTTCGCCCGTGTACAAACCTTTAGAAAACTTGTATTTCGATTGGGACGAGGAGGAAACCCTAACCGCCGATAAAGTCTGCGAAATGGTCGCAAAACTTGGCTATCAATTTGAATTCAACCCAGAACAAATTGAGGAGATAACAGGGCTTAAAATTTTAGGCATCAAAAACAATTCTTTTCCAGCCTTTGAGGAGGGAGAGCCTAAAAAAAAAATGACAAAAACGCCCAGTGGCAACTCAAATTAACTCACCGAGCTTTAGCCAATCTTTATCACGGAGAGCATTGCGATTGTGATACCTGCCAGAGCGATATTGAACGCTTTAATGCTGCATTGGATTTATCCGATTGGCTAAAAGTGATGGCTAAAATAGCACAGGACAGGTACGAGGGGAAACTCAAAGCCGGAGAGCTGGACAATGCCTACATTTTAAACACTTACGAAGAATTGAAAGGCGGTTTTACAGAGGGATTTGACAGCTCTAATTTCAAGGTGCACGGAGCCACCAACGGCATTAGTCCGGAAACGCTGAAAATGCGCCAAAATCTGTTTAAGTTTTCCGGTGCGAAAACTTATACCCTACTGGAAGAAATTAACCAAATATTAAACTCCAATAAAGGCGAAACCTTTGACAGTTTTAAAAACGAGGTATTGAAACTCAACCCACGATACAACAAAAACTACCTACAGGCAGAGTGGCAAACCGCTAAGCAAGCAGGCTACCATGCGGCCAATTGGGACGAGTATCAAAATAACAAAGATTTGTATCCAAATTTGAAGTACAAAACGCAAGGTGATAATAGGGTAAGAGAACCGCACCGCTTGTTAAATGGTATTATTGCTCCTTTGGACAGCGACTTTTGGAAAACACACTATCCGCCTAATGGCTGGCGTTGTCGTTGTTATGTGGTGCAAACCGCCGAAAAGCCTACAGATGAAAAGGATATACCTACGCTAAACGAAAAGGAAATGCCCAAAGAATTTAGGGGCAATGTAGGTATAAGTGGCGAAATATTTAAGGAAACCGCCGAAAACAAGGGCAAACCGCACCCATATTTTGCACTCTTTAAAAACGCTGGCAGCGAAACCAAAAAAGCCTTTGAATACAGCAAACTTGCAGCTGCCAAAGAATTGGCATACACCGCCGAAAATGGCGCACAGGTAAAGGTAAGCCCTTTTGCAGACCCTGCCGATTTTGAGGATAATTTTAAAACCGCTTCAATTATTGCAGATAAGTTAGGTGTTAGCGTTAATATTCGAGCTCATTTGGATTCTAATATTTTAGAAGGACACAAAAACCCTGAACTTGAAATAAAGGGAATGATTGGCGATAGAAAAGCTATTAAAACTTCTCAAGTTAAAAACCTTAGAAACACTTATCGTTCTGCGAAAGAACAAGGATGCGAGTGCATTGTTTTTGATTTAGATTCGTGTCCTTTGACAATCGAAGAAGTACGAAATGAGGCAGTCAAAAAATTTAAAACTTTTCCGATGATAAAAGAAATCTTTATCCATAAAAACGGAGAGGTTATAAATATAAAAAGCAACCCATAATGAGCTGCTTTTATATACTGACATATTCTTGACTTTTACCTCGCGAACTTTAAGTATACCGCAAATATACAAACAATTTTTAAAATACCATTAAAAACTTTTTAAAATGGAAGAAAACCAAGTACCGGATTTTATGAAAATGGCAGAAGAAATGCTGCAAGGTCTGCCCCAAAGGGTAGCAGAAGAAGCACGCAATCACTTTATGAAAAGCTTTATCAAGGAGGGGTTTACGGCTAATTCTTTTATCGCTTGGCCTAAGCGAAAAGATACTCTCCCCCATAAAATGCTCTCGCTGTCCTATACCCTCAAAAATAGCATTAAAATAAGCCGTGCAGATTTTGAGCAGGTTATTATTTCCGCAGGCGAGGGGATTCCCTATGCTGCTATACATAACGAGGGTGGTAATATTACCATACCCGTAACCAAAAAAATGCGTAAATACTTCTGGGCAATGTATAAGAAAACTGGAGAAGAAAGATATAAGCGTATGGCTATCACAAAAAAAGATTTTTTAAGTGTGCATATTCCAAAACGCCAATACATCGGAGAAAGCAAAGTTTTGGATAAAAAAATAAATAATATCATTCTTGATGAAATAAAAAAAGCGTACAAAAAATTAAACTTAAAATAATATGGAAAACTGGCAAGACCTTTACAAAGAATTAGCAGAAAAAATAACCGATAAAATGCCTCAAATTAGCTGGGTAGACCTCTGGCACAATCAAGTCTCCTTTTTAGCGGATGAGCATCGTTTTAATACTCCCGCTGTATTTATAGGGCTTCGCTCCGCAAGGATAGAAGATACCGCCGAGCGCGTGCAGCTCGTGCATTTACAGGTGGATTTTTATCTATTTTATGAGACCTATTTAGATACTTTTCAAGGAGCATATAACCAAGAGGGAGCTTTGGCATTCACTCAATCTTTGGAGACCTTACACGGCATTTTTCACGCCAGCGAGGGCAACAATTACAGCTCTATGCGCAGGATAGATTTTGCGCCAATAGACACAGGCGGAGCGGGAAATTTGTACAAAGTTTCTTTTGAATGTATACTTAATGATTCCAGTGCAGAGAAATATTATGAAGACACTCAAATAAAAGCCGATATAGAGAGTGAAGATAGCTATTTTCTAAGTGTTACACCCGATTGAAAATAATGTTTTCAATCGTGCGTTCAGATCTGAAAAACTTCTGAGCAAGCTCACTAATTATATACTCGTGTGTATACTTCTGTTTACCATAAGCGGTTATATTACTCAAACGAGCATATTCCTCACGCACACAGGCGTAAAGTCTAAGGGTTTGATGGCGCTTGCTGGTTTGTAAAGTAGGCATAGTACAAAAATAAAACAAAAAAAAACGCCAAGCAAATTGGCGTTTTTAGGTTTAAAACCTTAATATCCAAAGGTCGTACCATTTCCTTATACTATACTTTGTTGTAAATTTCCCTCTTTCTTTTAGAATTTTTTCAGCATCTGCATTTGGGTTAAAAAATTGCTGTAAAATTGGGAAAACCAATTTAAATTCACCTACCACTTCATTAATTGAATAAACGGGAACACCTGCAACACCCAAATCTTTGTTTTCTCCCTTATTGTATTTGTAATATTTTATTAAAAATGGATTTTCCTCTCCCTGTTTTCGGAAATAAATATGATCCCCAACAATAGTATCTTGTTTGTAGCCATTAGCCGAAACACTTGTAATTTCACTTATCGCTTTTTTAAACGATAAACTGTCTAAATCCTTGAATGGTTTCTCTTGAGAGTATGCCATGGCGGAAACTAATCCAACAAATAATAGTAAACACTTTTTCATAACTTAATTTTCCCCAAAAATAAAAAAGCCTCTTGAATTTATCAAGCGGCTACAAAAATATATTTTATAACTGTTCAGAAATTTGGAAATTAATTTGTAAAATAGCGTTCTTTTCAAAGAAAAAATGCGGAGGCAAAAGCTCGCGCGTGTGCAATAACATTTCAGAGAGCGCATAAGCCTCGTGGTGCTTTAATTTTAGCTTAAAGGCTTTGTTTTGTGGCTCATTCCGCTTGTCTATTTGCTTCTTATATAGTTTGGTGAGCACTTCATCAAAAATACTTTGCACGGCTCTTTGTGCGGGCGTATCGCCGATTGTATGGGGTATTTCGTTTAAACTAGCTAACATAGCATTTAATTGCTCTGGAGTTAGGCTAATGCTTACTTTCTCCATAGTCTTTAATTTTCGCTAGGTTTTCCTCCTAATTTTCTAAACCAAGGCTTAGAACCTGCTACTTTGCGATAAGCATCTTCTTTCCTTTCCATAGATTTAAATTGTTTTACAAGCTCTTTTAATTCTTCTAAATCATAGTCTTTTAAAGGCTTATGCAGAATGCTACTTTTAAGCATAAAGTTATTAAATGGTGCCCAGCTTTCAGGATTATGCACGCCAATTTTAGTAGCTATTTTAAGCACAATAGAGCGCAGGCGTTTCTTCTCATCTTCAATCTCTAAATGTGTTACATAATCATTTAAATTAGCCTTAGGCGCATAGCATTTAAGCAAAAGGGTTAGCTCTTTTTCGTTAAGCTCCTCCAGCAAAGTGGTTCTGCCATCGCTCATCGCCGATACATTGAGTGCCAAATCAACCGCCGAAACACCTTTATTGGCTACTATTTGTTGTATTTTTTCTATTGTTTTCATTCTCTAATTATGAATATAGTGTCTATAAATTCGATTTTCTCGGCATTTGGAAAGCGTTTGGCAACCATTTCTAGGCTCTCTGCTGCCACATACTTTTCGTAGATACTTCTGTCGGCAAAGTCGGGTTCTGAAAGTGTAATTTTATATAGTTTCATTTCTTAATATTTATTTTAATTTGTAAGTCTTGCTGTCTATTCTTTTATACTTAAATCCAAGTTGAAATTTCTCTTGCTCTAATTCTTTGGCTTTAGCCAAGGCTTTCAAGGCTTTGTCTCGCTCCAGCTTTCTGACAGCTTCTGGTGTAAGCGGAACGCCGTCAAATTTTAGCGCTTTTTCTCGTTCTCTTTTGCGTGGCATAATAATGTTGTTGTTTTTTAATTTGTCCCCGCCGAGGGCTCGAACCTCGGAGCTTGCCTATCGGGGTGTTGCACCTATCAGTCGCAAAGAATAAATGAGGAGGGCAAAGCCTTAACATATTTAAGTGAAACTTTCGCATTTTCCCCTCTGTTGTCTAGCCAACTTTGAAAGGTATTGACGGCATATTTCCCTGCCTCTTTTTCACTAGTTGATAAAACTATCCCTATCGTGTAGTTTGGGTTGTAAACCACACCCTTAACGGTTGATTTTATGCCCAATTTCACTCTGTAAGCCTTTCTTTTCATTTTTTGTTTTTTTATTTTTAATGATTAGTGAAATTTTCCTCGTTATCATCTTCTTTTTGATGAATGACAGCTTGCAAAAAGCCTAAAACAAACCCCGCAGTGGTAAAAAAAATAGCCACAACGGTCAATACAAATCCTGTCATAATCATTTCTCGTATTTTTCGTTTACAGGGAACAAGCCGTCAATGTCGGTTCCCTCTGGAAAGTCCACCGCAGATATAGAAAGTGGAATACTTACTTTTTTGCCTTGTGCGTCAGTACAACTTGCCTCCACAAAAAAGGCAGAACGCTGTGGCTTGTAGGATTGGCGAATGATATTCACGGCGTCTATAAACTCCTCGTTATTGATTTCCTCAGCTAATTTAGTGAGCTCAATCACTCGGCTGGCTTTCAGATTGCCTTTGCTATCTTGCTTTAAAAGCCTTTGGATTACTTTCACCAAATTGGCGGAGTTATCATCTTTGGCCAAGCTCTGCAAAAAATCTCTTACTTTCTCAATACCAGCGGTTACACTGTCGTCCCAGTTGTCTATCACGCGGAACCCGTAAATAATGGTATTGCCATTTTCATCGGTAAAGGTGTGGCTTTGCTGGGTGTCCCTCACGCCAAACACTTCGTTTTTAGTTTCCAAGAGAATTTTTAAGCTCTCAAAGGCAAACAATTTGACTTGGCTAATATTTTGGCTTAAAGTCTTCAATGTTTCCGCTATTCGCGGTACATTGTCGTTTACCAATGCCTTATAGGCTTTTCTGTCTTCTTCTTGTTGTCTTTTGCGGCGTTTAATTTCAGCCGCTAGTTGTTCATCGGTTAAATTTTCTAAGCTCATAAATTATATTCTTTTTTAATGTTAGACACTGTTTTCGCGGCTTTTTCTTTGTCATAGCTGTCATTAAAAACTTCATTCATCATTTCTTCATTTGGCACTTCTATCTTTATTTCAGCAGTTGCCTCTGATAGGATGAATGTAATTCTAATAAAATACTTCCCGTCTTCTGTTGTTTTAGTTATCAGTATTTGTCCGTGTTCTTCGGTCTCGTGAATAATTGCAAATTTTTCCATTGTGTTTATTTTTTCAAATTATCTTCTTTTTTTCCATAAATCCCTTTATTTATCCACATTTCAGCAGTTTGCAAATTGGTGATAGCAATTGCTCTGCATCGTGGTTCTACTTCTTCTGCATTTAAAATGCTTTCTAATTCTTCAATTTTTTCGGCGAATAGTTTTTTCAATTCGCCTTTACTTAATTTTTTAATTGGGTTTGCGTCCATTGTGTTTATTTTTTAATCGTTAATGTTATACCTGTTCCGCTGCGTTTCAAGGTTCCAAACTTGCTGTAGGTGAAGTGAAATTCCGCTAAATCTTCCAGTTTCAATTCCTCTGCGTGAATTTTAAAAGTGTCTTTCTCCTCTTTGACTGACGCTTTGAGGAAAAACTCTTGAACCATCTTTTTTGTTATTGTTTCGTTCATGATTTTTATTCTTTTTTAGATATATATTAAAAATTCTGATAGTGGAGGAGGATAGAGACCCCATTTATCTATTTTCCCTTCTCCGTCTACTCTCATTATTACATAGTCCCCAAAACCTGTATCTCCTGGACACATTATTTTTGGTACATAGCCACTAATTTTAGTTATTACTTCCTTATTTTCATCTAAAAGGGTATAAGTTCCGTTATCGCATACTTTGTAATGAATTTTTGCTGTCTTGCCCTTTTCCCAATTGACAATAATTCCTTTGTCTATATCAATTAATGGCTTCCAAAAAGCTCCTTCCCTGCATGGAATCAAATCTCCATTAGTGTCTTCAATCCCATCTACAGTGGCATCTTCCCAATATCTCGCGCCACATTCAGCTAAGAGATATTTTACATTTACTTTTTTTACTACTTCAAGTATTCTTATCATTGTATTTGTGTTTTAAAATTGTTTTAAAAAGTTTTTAAATGCTGTTTTTTCTTCTTCTGTAGCTACATCAAATGGCGTTACCCATTCTCCCTGTTCGTTCTGAATAAATGCTTTGCCATTTACTACATAATACTGGCTATGCACACGCTGAATTTTAATTTTATTGCTCATCTTATTTCTGTTTGGATTGTGTATTGATATTTGTTTAATAACTCCTGCACTTTTGGCTGGTTGGCATCTTGCCAAGCCACGCACACAAAGCGTTTTCTTGCTTTCACAACGGCACCATGCTTATGCTTCAATACACAGTGCAGGTAATATCGTCTTGTGTTATCTTTTGAGCTCATACAGTAAGTTTAAAAATTCACAATAAAGCCCTTTAAACTCCTTGGCATAGCGCTCCTCACTCTCAAAACCATCATCTGTTTTGCGGGCAAAGAAATATCCATATTCCCCCTCTCTTAGTACAGAAAACTCGGGCACATTCCACCCAAGTTTGCGTAGTGCCTCGAGATGAAATTTGTACTTTTCAATGGTCTGCTCGTTTTTTTGATGAAGCAAGCATCTGTCTACATGCGGCAAAAATTTATACAAACTATCTAGCCGCAATAAATTGAGAATATCTTTCATATATATAAAGTGTTTAATAGTTCAACATTTACCGCTTGGTTGCTTTTTTCAGCTTCAGCAAAAGCATCTTTGATAATGATTTCTAAATCGCCAAAGTTTTGCACTCTTTTTTTTAGCCAATTAGCCACTGTTTGGCTAAGCTCCAATGTAGAGCAGATTTTATCTATATCTTCTGTTATATCTGTGATTAAATTTTCTCTTCTACCAAATCGACGGGCAGTTTGTCTAAAATTTTGCTTGTTGCGCTCGTAGCCTTTTTTTAAAATTTCATTGATGCCCATTCCCACCAGCAGGAAGCCTACTTTTCCATCTAAGCCATCGGCCAAAGTCTTTATAATGTTAATGTAACCTGTCTTTTTGCCTATATGCTCGGCCTCATCTATGATTAAAATGGGGTTGTCGCACATCAATAGTTTTTTGACTACTTTTTTGATGATGGTTCCGGCAGTTCCAAAGGTTTCTACGCCTACCACTTCGCCAATATTCACGGCAAATTCTTTGGCATTTTCCACCGCCGAACAGGTTACGATAAAGGTGTTGTTGGGGTAGCGCGTAATGTATTGGCGCAGGGCGTGGGTTTTCCCGCTTCCGGTGTCGCCATCAATGGTGGCACGCTCTCCGCTCTCGCGCACTTCTTTTATTTTGTTAATGATTTGCTGAAAGTTAGCGGTATCAAAATGCTGCCAATAGCTCACTCGAATATCTAAGCCTATCGCTTTGGCAAGGCCTAAATAATACACATCTTTAATGGCTGTTTTGCCTATGTGCGTTTTACGCTGTAATATTTGATTTACATAGGTTAACCCCACACCGCTAATTTTTGCCACATCAGGCTGTTTGGCGCCGGTGTTTTCCATATAGCGCTCTACGGCTACTGGAATTTGCTCTGTTTTTTGAAAAATGCTTAATTTTGTCATATGGTTTTATTTTATAGGGCGGGATTACCATTTGAAGTCCCGCTTTATTCTTTCTCTTTTTAGTTTTATCTTTTCTTTTTCGCTTAGGCTTTCACTTTCCTGCAATACCATTGCGGTGTTATAGCTCTTTTTATTTCCTCCCAGTTTCATTGCGTGGGAGTAAGGTAATTCGCTATAAATAGAGCCTATCTCATCTCTTAATGCATCTGCCTTTTCCTCGTGGGCAAGTTTTCGCTCATAATGTTTGCTCAGTGCTATATTCGTATCCATATCGGCCTCCGCGTGCGATTGTACGGCTAATTCGGCAGCAGGACAGCTCATAATGTATACATCGTCTAGCGTGTATAAGTCGGCCATTTCCTCGTCCCATACTATTTTTACATTCACGCGCTTGGCGTAACCTGTGGCCTTGGCCAAAATTTCCACCCCTGTGTTTACATAGTCTGGAATTTCAAATAAATAGGTTTGGCGGTTGTAGCCTGTTACCTTTTCCACTTTCACAAAGCCGCGCATATAGCTAATATCTGCCTGCGTATGATTGCCAAATAAGCGGCGCAATATGCGCTTATCCATATACTGGCATTCTATATGTTTTCTCTCACGAAATATCTTAGCTGGGATTAATTCTTTATTCCCTCGTCTTGGGCTATTATTCCACATTTTTACACACTCTTCAAATTGCAAAATAGCCTCCTCGTAGGTTGGTAATTCCTCTATTTCTAAATAATCAGGATTAGCCATGCCCTCAATACCTACTTTCCAGCTACTGCTCACCAAGTTTGGCAGTGCTTTGAGTGATTGTTTCACTAATCTGAAAGACATCTCCGCTGGGTTAGCCTGCGAGTTTCCTTTTTCTATCGTGCGCACCTTATGAAATACGAGGTTAAGGAGCGCCTTGCTCTCTTGGCTCGTGTAAGCGCCGTGGTTATCGCTCAGGAATTCAAACATCGTAAGCCCCTCGCTGTTTCTTACAGCCATTTTTAGGGCTTTTTCCAGCATTTCGTAAGTTTCCTCGTGGCCTTTTTTGCTCGCCACCGACCAACCTACTATACACTGGCTTGCCACATCGGTAATCATCATCACATAGAGCTTATACACTCTTTTCCCTACACGGTAAGCAAGTAGTCCAGAACCATCTGCGGTAAACAGCGAGTGGGCGTATTCTAGTTTTTTGGTAGGTACATAGGTTAAAACATTCTTTTTATACCAGTCCTTGCCGTGTCTTTCTTTGCCCAAGAATTGATTATCCCAACGCGCTACATATTTATTATAAGTCCTGCGAGAGAGTGGCGCATAGCCCAGCTCTGTTATCATTGGGATATAGTAGTTATCATACAGCGCTGCCACGGATTGCTTACTCGTACCAAAAGGGTTCATATACGCCCCATACATCACGGCTTCGTGCGCATCAAAAGGCAAAATTTCGCCTGTGTTTTCATCTACCAGCTCGCATTTACCCACCACGCGGGCGTTATCATTGCCATATTTGGCAGAAATCAAGTAATTTCTTTGCTCCGCAAGGCTTAATGGAAACTCGCTTATTTTGTTGCGTAAGCTATGGGCATTGCCTATGCTTAGCCCCTCTAAATTACGAGGTGCCAAAATCTCAGCACATAACTGCAAAAACTCTTGCTTTTGGCGTATGCCTAAATGCTTAAAATCCCCCAATTCATAATTGAGTTTAATGTAATTTAACCAAGCCATTGCCTCTGCCAATTCCATTGCTTTGGTAGCGTTAAAGCCTACCGGCGCATGAAATTGGAAATATCGCATATTTTCCGCCGATATTTGCCCACGCACCGCGCGCATAATTTCCTCTTTGGCATACTGCTTTAAATCTCTTTTCTCATCGGCTTGAAACTCCTTTAAAAGCTCTTTTAAAGCCTCCTTGGTGCCAAATTGCGAACGGTAGTGCTTAGGCACTCTATCCGGCAAAAAGTCGTAATCATAGTAAAACTGATGATTTATTCGAGCCCAGCGCCAAGCCTTTCCTGTTGCCGGAAAGGTGTCTCGGTTATGGTAACAAGCCGGAACGCTTTTTTTATATTTACTTCTTACAAATTTTAAGTAGTCATTTGACAGAGCACAAGTTTGAACAACAAGGCGTTCAGAGACCCACAGCGTGTCGCCCTCTGTATTTTTTCTTATCAATATGTCGCCTTGTTGTAGTTGCATTTTATTATATCTTTGTAAAAAAACAATTATGCTCTTATTTAAAATTTCTTATCTGTCGGATAAAAAATCACACACTTTCTCTGATGTAAAAAAGTTTATGACTTTAATGAACACTTTGCACGCTGAGCGTTTTTTCGCGGAAGTGTACAAACACTCAAAAGAAGCTGCTCAACACGCTCCTGATTATCATTGCGTTCAATATCTTTGCTGGCATCTTCCTCCGAAATTTGAACACACTTTTCTGCTAAAATTCCAATGTGCAAATGCAGACGATATGGTCCTATTTTCAAGCTTATACCGGAATTTTTGCTCTTTATCCAGCTATACTTTTGAGTTGATTTCATTAGATTAAATATTTTTAAATTTTGTTCCCGCCGTGTACCTGCCTCACGGTGTATGCTTTTCGGGAAACCTAACGGAGTAGTTTTCCGTTAGGTGAAATTTCCATACATTTGTTGTGAACTATAAATTTTAATCGTATGGAAAATAATCAGTTTTATGAAGCTGTAAATCAACTTTTAAAACTCAAAGAAAAAATACAATCCTTGCGAATAGATTTAGCCAAACACTTCGTCTCCGCCTCATCCGCCTTTCTTGCATTAATTGTCGCATTTGTCCAAGAAGAAGCTCGTGGTAATCTCTTTTTTGTGGTAGTATTCTCAACGGTATTATTGAGCATCCTTGCCTCGTCAACATTCCTAATAATCGCATTAAAGCAATTTCGTAGTATGGAGGAAGATTGGCAGGAATATATATCCAAACTCTCTCTCGGGTTAAATCATAATAAAACATTAGTAATCGCTTCAAAGTACGATAACTTGCTTTCCGTTTGCGAGTGGGTTTACTTATTTTCATTTATATTAAGTGTTTTACTTATTGTAATAGGTTCGTTCATCGGGTGTTTAACTTTTGATGTTTAGTTCCCGCTGGGGGCTCGAACCTCAGTGCCTGCCTGTCGGGAGAAAATCACTATATTTGCCTTACGGCGAACCACTTCGTTAGGTTTGTGCTGTCTAATCAAAAATTATAGTGATATGAATAAATTTAATTATCATTGTTGCCTTAGATTTGGCTCTATTTCCTATGCTGAAAATGAAATTTGTTTAGAGGCTATTAAAAATTTTCTCAAATCATTCCATTGTAATTCTTATGAAATTGAAGACCTCGGCGGCTTTTACGAAATTGAAATTAACTATGAAAATATTCATAAGCAGAAAGTCCTTAGATTTTCAGAGGCATTAATATATTTTTCGTTATTTCATAGAATTCAAATCATAGAGTAATTATTTTACTCCTTTGGAGTTATTGGCACATAAACATATCCCTGAGAGATTACCTTAGGTTTTATCGCTGCTTTTGTTATAAATTTTGCTTTCATCGCAAAGGCCTTTTTTTCTCCCTCAGCCAGTGGCTCTTTGTGCGTGTAGCAGAGAATAGGCTTTAACGCTCCAGTATTCGCATTTTCTATTACCAAATAGAGATTGCAAGCCTCCTTATTATTTAATTCTTTGTGGAGCTTTCTTAGTAGTTTCTTCGCTTTCTTTGTCATAATTAAATTTTTTAAATCCCTAAATACCTTTCAATATCACTATAATTAGCCTCTCTATAACGGGAGTAAACCCCGACACCGAACACACACAGCGTTTCCCTCACCATTGAGAGCCTCACATCATTCCATCTAGCGCATACTTCTACTTTTACGCTAAACACTTTTTTTAATAACCACTTTTTCAT